AGATTTACAAATTATTTTTGATTTAACCAATTAAGATATAATTCATTTGTGAAATCGTCTCCTGATTTAAATGCTTCATATATTGGTATTTCAATTGTTTTATCACATTGTAGAAAATAAAATATAGGTTGTTTATTTTGTCCGATACGATCAAGTCTTGCTTTAGCTTGTTTAAATAAAATGTAATCACCATCAGGAGGAGAAAAGAAAATTCCTATATTAGAAATACATAGATCATTAATTCCTGTAGCACCTGAAGCATAATTAACTATAGCTATAGAATTATTAAATAATTTAAATTTAGATAGATCTTTGTTTTCTCCATTATATATAGAATAAGGTCTATTTAATTTAATACATAAATCTTTAATCATTTCTATCTCTATATTAAAATTGACAAATATTACTATTCTATGATTAGTTATTTCAATAAAATCTTTTAACCATTCTATTTTAGGTGATTTGTCCATTTTAATATCTTTAATAAAACCAGAACAAAGTTGTCTTAAATAAATTCTAAGAGCCATATCACTATCAGCTTCTATTCTTTCATATACTCTATCTTTTCTAAAAGATTTATATTCTTTTGGACTTTCTATTTTTTCATAAATCTCAATAGGTTTATCATAATCACTATCATAATTCTTATAGAATGCTTTTTCAGATATAGCATTTTTCAATTTATCAGTTTCATTATAACTTTCTATTCTTTTAAAGAAATGTCCTCTTTGATAGTCTAATATATAATTACAATAAAGTTCTTCAAATAATTTCAAAGGGATCTTAAATGTTTTACTATCTATAAAACCCATTTGCATCCAATAATCATAATATTGATCATTTTGAGGAGTTCCTGTTAAGATTTGTTTATAGGAAGTTAGATCACTTATATATCTTATATATTGAGCAACTTTACTCTTAGGATTTTTTATCTTATGACTTTCATCAATAATTACACAAGTCTTTGGAGTAGTAAATTCAATAGCCTTAGTATTTCTCCAGATACTTTCAAAATTAACTACCATATATTCATCTTTAATGAAATAAGTTTCTTCTTCTATTTCCGTGATCCAATCTTGTATTTTAGATTTTAAACATACTACTAATACTTTATCACATTTCCATTTTTCAGCAATTTTTAAAGATGTGATAGTTTTACCTGTTCCCATTTCCATGAATAAAGCATTAGATTTTTTACTTCTATCAACTATTTCTTGTTGATAATCAAATAATGTTTTCATATTAATATTTTCCTTTCTTATATTATTAATTAAAATGTATTACATGTATTACATGTATTACAGCAGTTTCACATTGTAGTAGACTTTTTTATGATCACTTTTATTTAGATAATATTATAGTAGAATGCAAATATCAGGTAATACATAAAATACATATAATACATTTTTCTAAGTGTTTTTAGACGTTTTAAGACAGTTTATCTTTCAGATGATTAATTACATTAGTTGTTATATAAACTCTTTCTAGTGTTTTCTATTCATCTTCTAGTGAGTAATAGACTCCTGATAATTCAAATCTAGTGTCCCAATTATCTACTACTTGACCATTGTCTATTATGGTTAAATGTTTTTTAGTATGAACTATGTAGACTCCTTCGTGAAGTGTTTTTGCTAATTCATTAATGGTTATTCTTTTGTTGTTTAGATCACGAATTGCTTTTTGTTTATTCCATCCTAGTTTCTTTAAGAATTTAGAATAGCATTGTTTTTCATTTAGTATTCTTCCTTGTTTAATTCCAAATTCAGCTAAGTTTCTGTAAGTATCTTCCCATGTTTCTTTAGTAGCATAAGCTATAGCACGAATAACACAATCTGCTGATCTATTATCTTTAGGATTTAAATTTAATTTATTGAAGGGAACTAGATCATTCATATCTAATTCCTCTTCTTTCTAATTCTTGTTTAGCTAAATTTCTTAACGGATCTTTCTTATCTTCTGCTGTAATCTTAAGTTCTGTGTTGCACCATTTTTCAAATCTCTTTTTAGTATTAGTTATTTCTTGTTGTGTTTCTTTTTCTTCTGGATGATATATTCCTTTTGTGATAAGTCTATCTTTGATGATGTTGAATATTCTATAAGGAAGTATGCCATCTACTTCAATTTGATTGTGATCATTTATAATATATTTATATCTGATCCCTTCTACTTTAATTTTTTGTTTTTTCATAAATCTCCTCTTTTCTTAATTTTTATAATATATTAATTTTATATTATATATACATTATAAGATATATTTGAACATTTGTAAACGGTTTTTCTAAGAGTTTATTTTTAAACATGAAAAAAGATCACTTGATTTTGTGATCTAATTTCTTACTCAATCTCTTTGGTCTGTCTAATGGTTTTCTTTCTATAATTGGACCATTTTCAGTTTCTGTGATTAACATATATTCATCATAACCTTGTATTTGATCTATTGCTTCATAAATTTTTTTAAGATCATTACTATAAACTGGATCTTGACATTGTGAAAAACTTGTTAGTTCTTTTCTGAAATACAATCTGTATTTGTAATTGTAAAACATAATCTACACCTTACTACAATACATAGTTCCTTTTGAACTCACTAGACAAACATAACCACTAGGACATTTAGCCCATATACTACCATTTTTTGCTCTAACAGTTTTTTGATTAGTAAATTGTACTCCAGTTTTAAATTGAGCCTTTGCATTCTTATTTGTACTTGTGCAATATTCTTTAGGGTTATTTGCAACTGCTTTAGAACATTCTTTTACTTTCTTTATAGCATATTCAGTACCTGGTCCTGTTCTAATATATCTAGGACTAACTACTTTATAATCACAGCCATCAGGAAGTAAATCTTCTTCAAACTCTATTGGTGGATAGATATACCCATAGAATTTTTTACCATTCCAACTAGCACCAATTCCAATAGTTTTAGTTTTAAATAAGTATCTAGTTAAAGGGTTTTTAGTATAACCTCCAGCCGATAATGTTTGCTTTGTAGAGTTAAAACTTTCTACTATTGCCACATGATTTTTAAAACAAGCAACAGCACCAAGTTTTGGTTTTTGTCCTGTCTTTAACCCTTTTTTCTTTGCATCAGTAAACCATTTGTCTGCTCTACTTATAGGAAGGTTCTTACTTCCATTCATATCTTCTTGTGCTTCACGATATCTACACCAAGCATAGTCAGTACAATTTCCACCTAATACCCACATATCAAGTGAAGGATCACTAAATGCTTTTGGTTTATTGTAATATTTATTAGTTTGTAATGGTCTTACATTTCTTTGATAAAAAATCATATTATATGCCTTTCTTTAATACCTTTGGTTTTTCAAATTCTACATACATAATACATTGATTAAACTCATTTACTACTAATGCTTCATAGTAAAGACTTTTGTCTAATTGGTCTAAATCAAAAAATCTATTCTCGTATGAAGTATTAGTAATAAACTCGTATCTTTTAGTATGTATGTTTCTAGCCCATAGACTTAACATCTACTTTGCCTTCTTCTTATAATTTTTATTTGCTATCTTAACTAAACCACCAACAAAAGCATTTATTGCTGTTAAAGTTAAAACAACTTGTTCTGTATAAGGAATGTTCCATATTTCCATAATTGCACCAACTAATGTAATAATCAATGGAAGTATAAGTGCAATATCTTTTAAAATATCATAAGCCTTATTACTCATAGTTTGCCCTCCTTTTGCAATTTTTCAACTTTATGTTCTATATATGAATTACCCCCTAATTCTCTATAATCTTTATATACTTCGTAAAATCTTTCTTTTTCTACTTCATCAACTTTATTATCTTGTTCTATATCTGCTAAAAATCTAACTAAAAAGTTTTTATCACTTAATAGTTGTACGTTGTCAATTTTTTCAATAATAGGTTTCAATGTTTTATTTAATATCTTTTTACCTATATATAATAATGCACCACCGATAACACTACTTGAAGTTATAATACTAGCAATTAAACCTAAATTATCTTTTATTTGTTCTAATATCATAGTGTCCTCTTATTTATGCTTCCATAACATCTATTTGTAATCTAAAGAATGTTGCTGTATTAGAATTTACAATTGTAGCATAACCAATAGCACTTATATATACATAAGCAAATCCATTTGTCATAGCCCATTTATCACCACTTGTAGTAAATCCTCCCATAATATAAGAATTTGCTAATGTATAAGGAATACGAACAACATTTTGACTATTTGTAGATGCTGGTAAAGAACTTGGAGTTTTAATTTGTATAGTACCAAATATATGTTTACCTTGTTTATATATTTTTCCACTATCAATACTCCAGTTAGATGCTAATTCAATTTTATTTG